TGTGTGACGGCCCGGTACATCGTCCAGAGATTGACTGTAAACGAAATTGCTGCCAGTCCTAAGAAAACCTGTGCTAACCAGATGATCTTGATGAGCGTCGGAATTGCCTCTCGATCAGTATTGAAAAAACGAGCGATTTCGGTTCCTACCACGGTCGCTAGTGTATCGTCGAACATTCAGCACCTGAAACAGATTGACCCCGCCGACGCGGGGTGAAGCCGCGCGGGCGAGGTCGGTACAGCGGAAAGCTGCGTCGGGAGGCCCGGCTTCACCACGGGCCATTGTGTCTCATAACGCCATTGTCGCCTTGCGGATCAATGCCCGTCAAGAGATTACGGATTCGTAACCGTCTCGACTGCTGGCCAGCGGGGCGGATTTGCGGGGCATTTCTCGGAACGCCAGCGGGCTTTGAGCCAGAGAAAGCAGCCGCAGGAGCTGTGCGAACAGATCATGCCGCGCCGGAATTCGCACGTTTCGCAGGCCGTCAGTCGTTCGGCAAGCTGCTCGTTCGAGACGCTCACGCAGCCGTCGGCGATGTGCTCTGCAACAGCTTCGGCAAATCTGATAATTCGCAACATTCGATGAGCTTTCGCACGTCCTGAAATTCGAGCGTGGCAGGGGGCGGCATCGGCGATTCGAGAGAAAAATACCAATCGACCAATTTTGCACGGTCGTTGAACTCATCCCAAATTCTTTTTCGCATTTCTGGCTGAACCGATTGCAGAAGTTCAATCGTGTTCTTTTGTAGCCGATCGGTCGTCATAAAATCCACAACCGCCATAACCTTCAATTGGTGCTCCCACATTTGGCGGTCAAGCCTGCCACGCGTTTCGTCATCAAGCGGGAATGTCACGCCCTGCGCTTCGAGACCACGGCGATTCGCCACGGCCTGACAATAGAACCGCCAGAACTCCCGTTCGTTGTCGCGAATGACGGCCTCGCACATTTCCATGAACCGGATTTTTTCCGTTCTGTCGATTGCATTACGCTTGGCCTGGAACGGGTCGATGCAATCGCAGGCCAGTTCGTCGATGTCCACGAGCGACTTGTCTCGCATAGCGTATCGTTGAATCAGTCCGGTGACTCGCGTTCGCAGTTCTCGCAGCGACTGTTTGAAGCAGCCGTACAGCGTTTGACCGTTGCGGCTGGTGATGAATGAATCCATCTGTAAATCAGAATGGAATTCTTGATGGTCGGACAGAAGATCGGACAGAGGAATCATGCTGGCGATGCCGCTGATGCGTGTAATGCTGTAGTAATTCCAGTGCGACTGGACCAAGCGTTTTGAGTATATTCGCTATGTTGGCTAGATGGAGTTCCGCTCACAATGCCGCCGGTTGCCCATCCGACGCTACTGGAATCAATTGAAGCGCTGGCCGGATTCGTGGTAAAGGTGCCAGGCGATGTTGCAAAGCTGCTCCATGAGTCAACGACATACCCATCGGTCCTGTTTCCAGTGTCAGGATTTCCGTACATGACATAGACCGTTCCGCCAATAGAGAACCCCCCAGCCGAACCTTTTGCAGTGGCCGGAAATGCCGTCTTCGTGGCCCAGCTATTTCCAGAAGGATCATATTCGTAATTCGTCGTGACGTTAGCGCCAGATGACAGGGTGCCGCAAATGTTGTATCCCTTCGTGCTGATGGGCGCACCGACGCAGACTTCGAGAGCAGCCGTAACGGAAGTTTTATTGGCCCATGTGGACGGGCTTCCGGGGGTCATCTCATCATTTTGTGCCGTCCAAAATGGCGAGGTGTTCCAGCCCCCGCCCCAGCAATATGACTTTGAAGAAATGGCACAGGCTGTCTGATTGTTTCTCGCCGGAGACGGAAGTGCGGTATTTGATGACCACGTATCCGGAGTGTAGCTGCTGGACGTATTTATTCTGATGCTGCTTGAATTCAGTCCGCCATAAATGTAAGCACTGCCTGTCGTTGTCGGCGTTGACGCAACCAATTCATATGTGGCTGCCGGCAGAGTGGCTTTGGTAGCCCAGCCGCTTGTCCATTGGTAGTTTGTATTGAGGATCGCTATGGCGCTGGTGCCACCGAAGACGTAATATTGCTGTGTCGCGCCGCCACCTCCAGCGCAACAAAAGCACCCCGGAATAAAGAACCCCGGCGCATCAAGCCAGGGCCGCTTCCAATCCCGAGGGATTCGCCAGTCGTGGCGTAGGGGTTTGATCAGCATTCAGCGGCCACCAATTTCCAGTTTCTCTGGACGCGCACGCACAGCACCCATTTTCCGGAGGCGACGTCCGCGAAGTGGTTCCAGGCCGTGATTTTCTTCGAACCGGTATTCGCCTCGCTGCCGGCCGTCGTGCCTCGATAGACGTCGACGTTATCCGTCGCACCAGTCCCCTTGGCGACAGCCGTATTTGTTTTGCCCAGGACAAACTGGCTTCCCTGAACGCCGTGCACGACGAGCGCCCATTTCGTGCCGGTCCCTGATTCTTTGTATGCGATCCAGGCCGAGCCATACGGCTGACTTCTCAATTGCGTCGTGTCCGCGGCGATCAGGTCGGCATAGTCGTCGGTCGCATCGACGACGTCGATCTGCACGGGCGTCAGCCCCAGCAGCATGGCCCTGCAAAAACCATCTTCGCGGCATGGCTCCTGCGTAATCACGAACCGCTCGAGGTCCGTCGCCGCGGGAGTGCCAGCCGTCAGACAGGGCTTGTTCTTGAACTGCTGAAGATTGGCGGTCGGCGTGATCACAAAGCCGGTGATTCCCAGGACCGAGAAGCGGGGCAGATCGCCTCCAGAATCGTTACGGATCGAAACGATACCAGCACCCTGCGGCAGGGAGATCGTCGGGTCGGTCTTGTCGAAATCTCCGGCTTTCCACTCCCGGATCATGTCGAGCATGTCGTTCCAGGGGCGTGCCGGCAGGCCCGGCAGGATCTCGCCCGGGCTGATCTTGGCATAGGGATCCATGGCCATGAATCAGGTCCCCAGGCCGAGGGCCGAGAAGTCGGCAGGCTGGCAGCCTGGCAGATCTTCGACATAGACCGAGATCGCCCGCTGCACCATGAAGTGAGCCGTCTCGTCTTCCTGCTCTTCATAGAGCACCCACAGATATTGCCAGCCGAGCTTGTCGATTCCGGTGATTCCAGCGACTGTCAGGGCGGTCACATTTTGGGAGCGGGTGAACTTGAAACTGATGTCGACCGGCTGGCCGATCTGCTTCTGGTCCCCCTGCGCCCCGTCAAACCGGATCTCCCCCTCGGCAAACCCCATGAATCCAGAATTGTTATAGCTGCCGGTCAGGTCGCTCAGCGTCTTGACGTAATCGAGCGTCACCGCCGCCGCGTCGAATGTCTTTTTGATCGTGAAGGCCAGGGCGGGTTCTGTGACCTCGGCACCTTCGACGCCGCTTTTCGTGACTCCGATTGCTCCCCTGAAATCTGGCGCCTCGACACCATCGGCCGGATAAGATTGCGTGTTCAGGCTTTGAGTGACCTTGGCCTTGCCGCCTGACGTGTCGAAGCTGATCGTCTGCTCGATCGACCCGAAGCCATACGTCATCTTCCCTTCCCAGATCTCAGGGCCGATTTCGTGGGCTTCGGGATTGAAGGGGGGCAGCGTGATTCCGCCGATGTCCCAGGAGGCCGGAGCGAACCCAAGCATGGCGTCGATTGCTTCATTCTCGTCGCCATAGCCGACCATCAGATAGCCGACTTCCTGAATCGGCTGCTGACCGCGCACCTGACGTCGGGAATTGTACTTTTCGGCGACTGACATGCTACATCACCCCCATGCCGACCGGCTTCAAAGCGATTGTCTTGAGGCTCTTGCGCATGTCGTCGGTATTGTCAGCGACCTTGTCGAGTTTCGAATCGCCGGCCAGTCCCGCGGCGGCCGAGGCGCTGAATGTGCCCGAGACGGCCGCTTTGGATTGCTCGAGCCCATCGCGCAGATCGCCGATGTTCATTTGCGGCGCGTTCGGATTGAATTTCTTGCCGGGTTCTTGGGCAGCTTTGACCGCATCGTCAAAGGCGATTTTGGCCTTGTTGGCATTATCCAGCGCTGCAGCGGCGGCGGCGTCGGCCCCTCCGACAGCGGCAGCGCCACCGGCAGCAATTCCCACACCGGCAGCGATTTTTGCGCCCACAGCGGCCACCATAACTTTATTTCTCTCCCCTTTAACGTCGATTCCTTTCATGGCAGCGAAAGCCGGAGCTAGTAAAGGGTTCATCCCTACGAGAATGTCTTTGACTAGATCCGACATTTTTTGGATTGCTTCGACCGCCAACAGGAACGCATCGGCGATCGCGGCGGACATATCAATAAACGTCGCCACAATTGCCAGCGCAATAGCTTGCGCCGATGGCATCATAAAATTTAGAAAATCGGCCCACTTCTGCCACATGAAAGCGACAACTTTTGCCCATTGCAGCGTCAGGAACGTTCCGACGACGACCATCGCTTGACCGATGTCGCCCTTGCCAAGCGCGTCGCGGATCCCATGCCAGGCTTGAATCGCCTCAGCCGAAAAGTTCGCAAACGCCCCGGCGATGAAATCCAACGCCTGCTTGCCCATGTCGGTGAACATGAAGAAAGCCACGACCAGGCCTGCCAGCGAAGCCAGTACCAATCCGATCGGGCTGATCAGGAAAAAGAACGCGGAAACCAGGAAGCCGACGACCGCCGCGACGCCGGCGACGATCGTTGCCAAGACGCCGAACGCGGCGCCGACGACATAGACGATGCCTCCCAGGACGGCGATCGCTGCCCCCACGGCGACAACAATTCCGGCGATCTTGGCGATCGTCATGATCAGCTCGCGGTTGTCACGCACCCATTGAATGAATGCGGCCCCCGTTTCTGCGGCCTTGGTGATCAGATTAGTGAGCATGGGAGCCAGTGCGGCGCCCACCTGAAAGACAAGCGCCTTTCCGACCGCCTTGAGCTCGCCCCAGGCGTCTCCCAGCTTGTCGGCGGCCTGCGCGTCCTCGGTGGACATGATCAGCCCCAGCGAGCGAGCCCGGGCCTCCAGGGCGCCCAGCTCGGCGATCATCGGGAGCAGTGCGGTTCCCGTCTTGCCGAAGACCTGCATCGCCATTGCGGCCCGCTGCGTCGGATTCTGAATTGACGCGATGCGCGAGGCGATCAGCCGGAATTGATCTTCGGGGGAGAGCTTGGCGAGATTGTCCAGCGACAGCCCCAGACGATTCAGAGTCACGGTAGCTTCGTGGTTTCCGGTTGCTGCTGCGAAAAGCAACTTGGACATCTTTTTTAGTCCAGTCTCGACGTCTTCCATCATCGCGCCGGACTGGGTAGCTGCGAATCCCAGGCTTGACAGGGCCTCGACGCTGGCGCCCGTCCGCATCGACATATCGTTCAGTTCGGAACCCATGTTAGCAAAGATGCCGGCCGCAACTGAAAGCGGCGAGAGGACGGCCATGCCAGCAGCCTGTACGGCCGCGCCGATCGTGGCAATGCTCTTGCCCCACGACTGCAAGTTCTTGTCGATGCGGCGCATGCCACGAACGAGCTTCGAGTCTTCCGCGAAGAATTCTACATACGCGCGACCCGCGCGGACGGCTTGAGCACCGGCCATTATTGCGCCTTATCCTTTTCGGCAACCGGTTTCTCGGGAATCGTGGCGCCCATCAGTCCGGCCAGGAACCGGACATCTTTGATCTTAGGTCGATTTCGTTTGGCGGCTTTCATGAGGAAGGGATTGAACTGGGCAGGGCTCAGGGCTTTGTCATGTTTCCCGCGCTGGCAGTTGAACAGCATGGCGATCAGAGCGGATGTATGGTCCCAGGCTTCGCGCTGTTTCCCCTCGACCATCCAGGTCAGTTCGCGGAGTGTGAACGGGTCAGGGTTGACTCCAATGATTCCTGCGCATCGGTAAATAATTTCCCAACCACCCGGTCTGTCAGCCCCTCGACGTCGACCGACATCATCCTCTGGTTCGCCGCTCCCATTGTCGCCTTGACGATCCGCTCGGCCTGACTCACGACGTTCGCTTTCTCCGTCCGGCCGAGCTGCTGGAAAAAATCGGTCAGTTCCGCGAACAGGGCCGCCTGGCCGTCCCGCAGGGCATTGCCGCCCATCGATTGCCCGAAATCTTCGTCGGTAATGGGGATCTTGTCCGCGTCCGGCTTGCAGAGCACATAAAGCACGTCGCACAGCAGGCAGGGGTCTGTTGCCAACTGCAGAATCAGCGGCGGTGCATCCTTGGCGACTGTCCCGTCAGGCCCGGGGATCGGCTGATTGACCTCGACCAGGTCGATTCCCAGGGATGAATTCTTGACGCGCTTAATCGTGCCGATATTCAGCGACACGTTCCAGGTGCGCTGCGGAGTCGCCGAATCGAGAAATGAGTGCATTTTCCCTCTGGTGGTTAAATCTCGGCAATCCGCACGCGCAGCCGGTGCAGGTCGAATTCATAGACATCGGCCGCGGAGGTCTTTTCGATGTGGGCCAGCAGGAACCAGGTGCTGGCCATGGCGCTGACGTCGAACACGGTCGATCCGAGGACCAGGACGCCATTGACGTAGATCTGCACGTCGGCCGGATTCCGCATGTCGAACCAGACATAAACCAGATTGGCGACCGCCGAGCCCTCGGTATAGTCGGTCGTCGAGTCGGTCGCAGCGACTGTCGTCGTGCCGTCCTTCGACTGAAAATTGATATTCGTGACGTTGGCGTCCAGGTGCATGAATAGGTATTGGGCAATGCTGTCGGCATCAGTCGCGTGCGTTCCGGCGGCAATCCCAACATTCACGTCGACGACCGTCCCGGCCCCATCGTTGGGGACGGCGAAGATCATTTCGACGATTGCATTAGCAGCGGTCACGAATCCGGCCACGCTCAGAGCGTCGACCTTTTGGGCTTCGCTCGTGCTCGACAGGATCATATTGTGACAGCCGCCACGGCGCCAGAGACCCATCGTCGACAGGGCCTGCGTCCCGATGATCGCCGTCCTGAAGCCGTCGCGGGCCATATCGATCAGATAGCGGCCCGCGTTGTTCAGTGCGACTTCGGCCAATGTCGAAGAACTGTCCCAATCGCCGACAGCGGTTCCGAGGAAGAAATCCCGGTCATTGACCGGCATGTAATGGGCTTTGTTCGCGCTGTAATCCCAGAAGACGTCACCGCCGTCCAGCAACTTCAGGCCGGTCGTCTTGGGAATTCGAACGGTTCCAGTGACGCCCAGCACGCCCAGGACACCCGAGGCAATGTCCTCAAGGGCATACCCGGCGCGGCCATCCTTGAGCTGCAGGACGTCGCCAGCGGTCACGCCCGATTCGGGGACGAAATCCATCGTGTCCCCTTTGTGCCTGAGTTCGGCTTCAGCCATTGCAAATTAGCCTTGAAAAATGATCAGGTTGTGCCGAACAGGAAATATCCCGGCCAGCAGGGCTTGGCCACAACGCTGTAAAGATTCGCGCCCTCGAGCGCTTCGTTGCGTTCGAACTTGGTGATTTTGCATTCTATGCGCAGGTATTCCGCGCCGCTGGTCGCGATGGCTTCGTTCGCCAGGGCCAGCTCCATCAGTGTGCGGGCGTAATAGCGGGTCTGGACTTCGGCGAACCCGGCATCGCTGGGATCGTAGACCATCTCCCACTCAATCGAGATGTCCCGCAGCGTAGGCTCTTGTTCTTTGCGAGCGACGGCCCGGCGGCTGACGTCGGCCTCTCCCATTGAATCAGGAGCGGTCAGGTCACGGACATCCGAAATCAACTGCCAGTCCGGCGTAGCGCGAATGCTGTTGTTCCAATACAGGAACATATCCAAGCCGATTTGCTTGCTCATAATTCAATTCCCTTAAGCGGCTCGGATCAGGAAACCGTAGCGATAGTTGGCGCGGCGGCTGACGAATAACAGGGTTTGGCAACGACGCTGTAGAGGTTCGCACCTTCGAGCGCTTCATTACGTTCGAACTTGAAAATCTTGCATTCGACGCGGATGTATTTCGAACCGGCCACGCCCCCTGAGCCAGTCGTGCCGGCAGTCCCGATCAGCCCATCAGCCAGGGCGAATTCAACAAGCGTCTTGGCAGCGTAGGCCGTGCGAAGCGTGGTGAAATCCGTATCGGTCTCGTCATAGACCATTTCCCATTCGAAGCTGATGTCGCGCAGTGCGGGCTCGGTGAGTTTGATCCCCACGGCCCGGCAGGAGACATCCGCTTCGCTGAACGAATCGGGGCCTGTCAGGTCGCGGACGTTATCGATCAGGTTCCAGGCGGGCGAACCGGTGGCCCGGTAGAGCTTCATGTCGAGGCCGACTTGTTTTCCCATGATCGATTCCTATAGGCTGTCGCGGAAAAAGCCGGCGACTTGGGGTTGCACTTTT